CATCAGTGAATCCCTTCTTATGGTTGGATGGATCGGGATCTCCTAAACCCATCCTATTCAGAAAATCATCAGTGCTTCCTTCTTGAATATCTTGAGCAGCTTGGCGTCTTGCCATTTTTAACATCTCATTAGCAGATGTGTTTGCTTTTGCTAATTTTTGTGCCCAAATCATGTCATCTAGTTTTACATCGTCATTATTTGCTATACGTTTACAAATAAATTCCAGTCGTAGTCGGTATTGTGTAGATAGCATACTCTCACTCAATTTCCCTTTAGTATTTAGTTACATCAACCTTTTTGGAGATTTTTTGGGGGCGATTTTTTTTCGCAATTTCTGTAACCGAAGGTCGATTTTCAGTTGAGGAAAATTGACAGTGCTTTTACAGTCATCGTACCACCTGCAGTTACATTCAATGTACCTACTTTATTAATGAAGAAACTATTACCGATTGAAGCAGTGACACCAATACCACCAGCAGATTTCATCACCATACCCATCGCATTCGGTCCCAGATCAAGTTTATATGTTTGTGTTGGATCAGTTGTAGCGGCTGGTCCTTTAAGACCGACAATTTTCTCTTCTTTTGGACCAAAAATTGTGCTATAAGATGCTCCAGCCAGCTTGGTATACATTCCACCAGTTGTAGACTCGAAGTTAAGGTTACCTAATGCTCTAACACGATAACGTCCCCTAGCATCGACTTCATAATTACCTTGAATTCTATGAGTAACAGTACCAACAGAGTTAATAACATGGGTAGCACCAGGTTTAGTCTGTTGATCAACAACAACTTCACCAGATCCTTTTGTAATCTTACGACCATCAATATTTTCGTTCAAAAATTCTGCATCAAAGGTGATATCACCTGCAAATACATTGAACTTACCGCTACCATCACCAACCTCAATGTTAACAACTTCACCTGCTTTAAGAGTTAATGTCTTAATAGCATGGATGATAACGTTATCCCCCTTAATACCACACTCATCTCCCTGTGCTTCAATAGCAACCCCTCCTTCGGCAAAGACAGAGTATGCAGGATCTGATTTTGAGGCAGAACCTGTTCCTGTTCTACCAGATCCTGTGCGTTCCGATGTTCCACCAGTTGCTTGAATTGCAATTGATCCACTAGCTTTGTGTAATTGATCACCAGTATTGAGAATTAATTTACCACCACAACCTGCCTGACCTGGAACGCCAGTAGAGAAGGTCATGTTGCCGTTCTCATCAAAGAACATGGCACTTTGCCCATTAGTAACGGTATAACCTCCTGGTTGCCCGTCAGCACCCTCCCAACTCATGCATGTCCAACCATCAGACACCCAGTGAACTGTTGGTTTTGCTGAACAAAATTCATCTTCTGATACTGCAGATGTTCTACCACCAGCAGGTTCTTTAACAGGTTGCCCTGAACTAGCACCTTGGTGTTGATTATCAGTATGATTTGATGGATGTGATGGCATTATGGGCAATCAATATAGAGACCAGTTCCGATCTTAACAAGTCCTCTGCTGTTAAGATCTTCGGAGGAGAGACAGATCATGTTTGGTAACACAATAGCACCAGATCCTCCGCCACCAATTAATTTAATAATTGGTGATTTTTCATATGTTGTTGTTCTATCTTTAATTTGAACAGAGGTAACATAACCTCTATCGTCAATGATAGCAGTTGCTCTGCCTTCCTTACCATCTATGTATACCTTTGGAGCAGACGTATATCTAATACCTGGAGAAATGAGAGTAAACGAATCAATGATACATTGTACGTCATTTGTAGTTGCAAGATTACGCTTGTATCCTAAACCAGATCTAGTAACTCTAACTTCAGAAACAAATCCTTTGGTATCTAGAAGAGCAATAGCAGTAGCACCAAATCCTTCACCAGAAACGATGACTTGAGGTGCTTCAGCATATGACTCACCCGTGTCTGTGATGGGAATACTAACAATAGATCCATCGCCACCAGTAATAGGATTGCCTGCCCTTGGCTTGTTCGGAACATATGGATCAGGTGTGTTCGCATTATCAGCATCATCAATACCATCGCCAGTAAGATCTTCAAATCCACCACTAGAGAAGATTGTTGCATTAGTTGATGCTTCAGTTCCTAGAATCTGGAATGTTAATTGTTCCGCAGGTTCTTTTCTTTCATCATCCAAGATACCAACAACAACTTGTGCTGTGTTGTCAACAATCTTAAACGATCCTGCAGTAGTACCACCAACAAAATCATTGGAGTCAACATCACCAATAATAATCCAGTTAAATTCTGTACGATCAGGGATATTTGTACTGGTAACAGTAAAGATGATGTCTTCTCCCTCAATATATGCAAGTTTGTCGCTGGTAACAGAGATAGTAGGATCTTCAACAGCATTCTCTGGTCTATCAGGGAATATAGTTGACTCATAGTCTGCTGCAATGTCTACATCAGCAAACGATCCAGTATCAAAGTTATCATCAGACAGACTTGAATTTCCTGGGTCAAACAGAGTAAATCTGAATGTTTGAGAATCATTCAATTCGATATCCTCATTCATAGGAAGAGATACCGTAGCACTACAACGTGGAATGTCAATAGTTTGTAAATCTCCATTTTCGTCAAGAAACTCTTGAGTAAGAGTCTCAAATTCAGTAACCTTAAGAGTTCCTATCAAAGATGGGTTAGTAGCATTAATATATTCTTCTACTATATCACCAGTCAATGCATATGTCAATACACTACCACTAGGTACGTTGGAAGTATTGATAGTATATGTTACTGTCCCACCGCCAGCTACAATAGTTGGATCTACAATGACAGAGTATACTCTACTACCATCAAATGTGATAGGCAACACCACATCATCATCACCGTCATCGTCGTCATCTGGAAAGATATTTGGGAAATCATCATCGTCTTCATCAGGCAATTCAGGTCCATCATCATCGTCGTCATTAATTGGTACAAGATCTGGATTGAATGGCGGTGTGTCCTCTCTACCAGGACCAGGAGGTACTGGATCTTGGTTGGGAATAGGAATAGGTTCGTTAGGAATACCACCAACAAAAATAATCCTGGTTGGTTTGGGATCCAAGTAATCAGCTGACTCTTCGCAATAGAATCTTTCTCCAGTATCACCATCGGCAAGATTGTCTAGAAGATTGTCTAACCAATCATCCTCATCATCTTTACTGCAGTCAGTACATACAACAGTTGACTTTGGACAGCTACTACTAGGACCACTACATGAGATACCTAGGAATGACATTACCTTTCCGATAGCACCACCAATCATGTTTAGAGGTGATGCTAATATTCCTAATATACTTTGCAGTGGTCCTAATATACTACTGATTAAACCTTCCAGAAGTTCTAGAATTTTGTTGACGATACCCTCAACTAGGTTGATGACAGCACAAGCAGCAGGAGAGAACACATCCATGATGAAGTCGAACAGCAGATTTGTTAAGAATCTTGCCAACATGTCAGTGATATTCTCAATAGAACATCCAAGTGCCTTAAGAATTTGATCAAGAACTTTCTGCACACCGTCTAATAGACGACCTTTCTTACCAATACTCTTCTTTGTTACTTTTGGATCTGCAGGTACTTGCTCCTTCAGTTGAAGTGCTCCTTGAATGCCTAGGAGACCATTAACTAGGTTTTTGATACCCTCACGTAGATTCCTAATAATCTCTGACTGGGCACGACCCATCAGACTACGGACAAGTTTAGTAACCCTACCAATATGATGTCTTGCAATAGATACTTTATCATACAAGAATCCATTGATTTTACTGACATAGAAGTCACCTAACTGTCCACCAGATGCTTGGTTAGCAGCAAGCATATCACCAATGATATTCTGTACCTGCTTACCGAAGTTACTCTCCGTACCGCACTTGGGGTTAGCAATAGTAACACAGTTCTGGGATCCAGTAGGATTGGTTTCACTATGCTTGCCACGTAGTGCCATAATAATAGCAGGAGGGTTTATACGATCCGCTGCCGCTACTTCACCACCTTTAATGTTAGCACCAGTCTCTGGATCCTTTCCATCTTGAGCATTTTGAGGGTAATGTGCTACTGCTTTGGCTTGACTACTAGTAACAGTTTTAAGATTTCTAGATCCGTCGCCACCAGCAACTGGGTCATCATTGTCGATGACAGTAGCACCAGCAGTGTGCCCAACAGACCCCATGATGATAGGTCTCTGCTTATCATTGTCAAGGAAGAAACCAATGACCCAGTTACCTGCTCGCAGCTCTGCTGTAGCGCCAGTCACACCACCATCACTGAATGGCGTGGTCACAGGCATAACTACGTTTGCCCATGGTAGTTGCTCTGTCGGTGTCTTCTGACCTTCTCTTAAATGTACGCCAACAATACGCACACGATATCTACCAGACTTTTTAGGGTCGCTTTCTCTCCCTGTCTCAACCTGTCCGATCCACCAGTTGAAACCATCAGCGCCTATCTGATTAGTCGATATAAATGACGATAGAACTGGATCCATACCAATACTTTTATTTTTATTTAGTCTCTACATCAGAGGGTTCGTCTGGCATGCCATAAGAATCCCTTACTAAAGTAAGATATGTATTTGCTTTTGCATTCAAAACATCAGCGGAGTGCTGCAGTTTTGCAATCAAATAAGCACCGCTATGTTCCTTGTCATAAATGTCATTCTCTTCTCTTTCTGATGAAGGAATGTTATTAGGAATCATAATCTCAACTGTCTGTCCCGCACGTAGATCTGGTCGGAAAGGTATTTGAATAAAGACTTGCTGGTTGTTCTGTGATTGTTTTCTAGCAATCGACTGCGCTACGACATACTTCTGCCAATCAGGAAACTCTGCTGTGTTCTTCTTACCACCATCTGGTTTCTCTGGTGATGCTACTTCCACACCATCAAACCAAGTCTCATGATCCATCAACACAGACATGATTCTACTAGGAGTTGCTGCAAGATCAGCCTGACCTTTAGCAAGACCAGACTGGGATCCTAGATGCTCCATGTCATCAAAGCGATCACCTAAATTATAAACATACTCTTCATAAGCACCAGTGCTATAGTTATAGAAACAAATAACATTAGAGAACGTACCCATTCTCAACTTGGATAAGATGTCAATCTCCTGTTGGAAGTCAATGTCAAGGATTTTACGGCGAGCATTCTGTTGATTGAGTTGATCATTCTCTTGAAAGAATGTCTCCACAGGTGGATTAGTTTCGATAGAGTTTAGTGAGTCAATTGATCTAAAATGATATCCATCATAGTTTTCGTAGAAGTAATACCCTGCACTACCCTTTGATATTTGTAATTCTGATGTTGTACTAGAACCTGAAGGAAATGTCTTCTTATCTTCAGGTACAGTTCTCTCTTTCAACGAGCTGATAATAGAGAAAGGTGTCTTCTTACCTGGCAAGAAAGTTACCTTAAACATAGAAGGATCATTGAGAAGTTTCTTTGCAGTTCCTAACTTTTCTGTTATTAGTTGAGATACAATGCCTTCTGCTTTACCTGATAGCCTTTCTCCTAATCTAGTAGTTTCATTGACTAACAGTTCATTAGAAACCAACCCAAGAGAATACTCTTGATACCTATCTGCAGAAAAGCGATTGTATATCTTTGACACCTTCATGTTCAGTGTCAATAGTTCTTCATCAGCAGCACCAAATACCAGTTCAACATTCTCATATCCAGAAATAGGAAGAGAAGAAATAATATTTGCTGCGTTGTCAACGATGTCTAGGTTGACAGAAATACTTGGCATGTCAATGTCTTCAAAGTATTGAAAACTTTTGATCAACCCTGTTAGTGGCACTTCAGTTCCATCTAGACCAGTAATAGTTGCCTCTTCTAGTTTTAAACTAGAGGCATACGGAAACTCTTGGTTATTATCACTCATGTGGTCACACCATCAACTGCAAATATTGATTTAGATAAAGAAGAAACAGCAGGAGGTACTGTAGATCCCTGTGATGTAGGAACCGCACCAGTAGCAGCAGATTGTGTTTGCTCACCGCCCATATTTATCATTGCTACTCGTGCTTTTTCTTCTTTACTTGCACCACGCAATGTCTGTGTTGGATCTACTTTAGTTGCTGGTGGTTTAGTTACTGGTGGTTTGATACGTTCTTCTCCTGCTTTCATTAAAGATTTAACTAGATCAGCATTAGATCCACCCTTCGTCTCAAAACGTTGCCTACCCTGGAATATTTCAAAACCGTTAGTAGTTTTATATGCATTATATCGTTCACCCTTATGCATAAAGTGTATTCTTTCTCCTACCTTTGCTCCATAGCTACTGCTAATTTTTTGTGCAGAATCTGGTTGTGCTTCTAGATCTGAAGTATCTGGTGTTGCCTTTGGTTCTGGTTTTTCTTTTACTAATGGTCCTGGTTTTGATCCTGGTTTTGCATAGGCAATACTATATCCCTCACCAGTACCAAGATAATTTTTAGCTGCGACACTTAAGTCAAGCATATGATTACTTGAGTGCCCTTCCACTCCAGGTCCAACATCATTAACCCTAACAACAGCAGACTTTCCTGTCTTGGTATTAGTTACAACTACATTAAAAGGACTCTTGAGAGTTCTACCACCAGGAAATTTTGCTGCAGGAACTGTCATATTTTTGGGAAGAGTTTTTAGTAATGGAGGAAATGCTGCCGCAGAAAAAACATCTTCCTTATATCCTTCACCAGTAGATGTAGCAGGCAATCCTTCAGCAGTCTTATGCCCACTAGCATTGATACCACCAAGTGATGGATCATAGTAAGTTGTCTTGGCACCAGTGCTAATCATCTCACCAGCCTCTCCCGATCCTGTAGTAGAAGGATTATGTGTGTCTTTTGGTGGTGGAGGATCGTTATCTGGATTGAAAAGGTTTTTTAGACCATCAAATACTTTTTGGAATACATTTTTCTTTTTCTTTTTCTCTTCATCACCACCACCAGTCAAGATAGAAGGTTCTTTCTTCAAACCTTCACCAGCCTTTGCTTTACCTACCAATGATTTAGGTAAGTCAAATACACTGGCGAGTGGAGTGATAACTTTTGCCATCTCACTAG